AAATTGATGCGACGATCTAATAGGGACATATAACACCTCAATGATTTTTCTGGAAATCTCTGATCTTTTCACGGAAGAAGTTCTTGAGATTACCGTCCTCAAGTTCTTCCTGATCTGATTTCATCTTATTAAACTCTTCTTCGGAAAGAATACGGAGTTTAGAACGGGCTGTGTCCAAGTGTATTTGGAATTGAACACCATCTACACCGGCTCTGTTCTTTGCAATGAAGATATTGCCATAACCTGTGCTCTTGCTCATGCTCTTTCTGGCAAGACCGAGAACAAAGTCTGCAACGTGTGCCTGACCATAAGCTTCTGCCATATTTGTAAGGTCAACGTAATCTTTGTTAGCGCCTTCCTTATTTGACTGTGAAGCGGTCCATACTGGGATATCTACTTCGTTAGCAAAGCCACGGAGTTCTTCATAAATCTTCTTTAGTTCAAGACGTAGAAGCTCATACTTCTCTGTTGAACGCATAATACCAGCATAATCAAGAACCAATACGTCCGGTCTGAAACCTTCTATTGACAACTTATCAATATGTGAACGAAGGGTATTGATTGTAGCAGTTCCGGTTGGATAATATTTGATCTTTAGACGACCAAGAGTTTCAGCATTATCTTCGTAATACTTCTTGATCTTCTCTTTATGTTCATAACAATCAATGCTATCAATATCAAGCAAATGACTGTCATAACGAATACCAACAGCTCTCTCATTTAGTTCAAACGTATAATGCAATACGTTCTTGCCTTGTAGGAGAGCCTGGGCTCCAAAGTGGGTAAGTAGGTGGGATTTACCTACCCCTGTAGGAGCAATGATTACACCAAGTTCACCGGCACCAAGACCACCATTAAGGATCTTCTTTTCATCAAGTTGTTTAATGCCAGTAGCGACAGTTCTGCGGAAGGTTTCACTATAACGGGCATCAACATCATCCTTAAGCTCAAGCCCAGGAGAATGCTCATTACCAGCGTTAATAGCCGATTTAATCGTCTCTACTACCTTCTCATACTTCTCTGTCTCAATGAACTCAATGGAGGCTTCAAGAGCCTTCTGGAGTCCTGCACGCTTACAGAAGTCAAGAGACTTCTCCTTAACATATCCAAGATCACCAAGATCCTTGTTTTCTTCTACACGAAGAAGGAAGTCATGGATTTGGGAACGAAGAATGCCATCTGAAGGGTTCTTTAGTTCCGAGGCGATGATTTGTGCAAGAAGCGCCATTGATGGGAACTCCTTATACTTCTTGTTATAAGACATATAAGTGTCTGCAATCTTTTTGAGATATGCAAACTGGAAGAAGTTAACATCAAGAACTTCTGCAAACTGGGAAGCCCAGTTTCTATCTATTAGGAAAGCCTGCACAATCTTCTCTTGAAAGCTCTTGTCAAAAGAGAAATGCTTTCCAGCTTCCGCCTTGGTGGGCTCTGGTTTTGCCTGATCAACACTCATCGTTTTCATAAATACTACGCTCATAGGTTCTTTCTACCTTACCTTAATCAATTCTGAATTTTTATTTAAACCCTTATTTTTATCGGAGAAAATTACGCATCTGTGAACAAAACCGGTCATAATCAAAGGTTGTATTGATACCGCACTCGAGAACAGTTTTAATCAATCCAAGCTTATCCATCTTTGGTTCATGGTTATCTACAATGTAGTTAATCTTATTAATCTGGCTGGCACTTAAGTTGCTACTGTTAAGATACATTAAGTCCCAATTGCGCCGTATTAACTGCTCACATTTTGCTATATCGTCATATATGGCAATGGGCTTCTTCTTTCCTATATTCGCCGCCTTGGCTTCTGTTATGATGGTGGCTATATCCAGGTCTTCTTCCTTGGAAGCCATTTTAGGAAATCTTTTAGCTACCGTCTTGAACCCTGCTCCTGGCACTCCAGCTACATTATCGCTATCATCACCAGCTATGGTTTTAGCTAAACAGAAGTTTCTTGCAGAAATGCCAAACTTATTGATTACTTCATCTCCGTTTACAATCTTACGGGTAGCCGGATCATATATTTCTATAAGCGGATTATGAAGTAATTGGTAAAAGTCTTTATCGTTAGAAACGATTATTCTTTTAGCGGTTGAGTTATGAAGTTTATCTTGAGCAAGATAAGCGATGATATCATCACATTCTGTATCTTGCACGTAAATCTGACATACGGGAGTGCTCTTAAGTAGAGCTGTTAGCATTGTGATCTGTTGAACCCTGGTTTGATCATCTAATGCTAAAACATCCCGAATGCTCTCCTTTCCTTGTTGGATTTTCTTCACTTCCTTCATCTTGGCTCTATTCGCCTTGTATTCGGGGGAAATGTGTCTGCGCCTTTGAGACGGACCACCGTTTTCCCAGACAACGTATACACGGGATGGGCAGAAGGTTCCAACAAGGTAGTCAACCGATTTCAAGAACCCAACCACTCCTCCTACCGGCTGACTATGGAGATTTATTTCCTGATTAACCATGTAATTTCTAATGAAGATATTAAAACCGTCAATTATTATTACTGGTCTTTCTTGAGTGGGCTGGGACATATAGAGAAGGTATACCATCCCATTTAAATGATATACCGGTTAGAAATCAAATTTTTGAGCATATTTAAAGCTAACCATTAGTTCTCTTAAAGAGAAAGGATTATAATTTTATGAAGATCACAATAGGGCAACTTAAACAACTCATTCGTGAAGAAGTTCAACTTGCAACTGCAAAGAACAAAAGACGTAGACTTCATGAAAATGAAGAAAAAATGCCTTCAAAGCAAGAAGTAATGACGGCAGCCAAAGGCATGACACCAGAAGAAGCAAAACAAGTAGTTAAAGATGCTGGAATTGACATGAGATCACTCTTGCAAAATCCAGAAATAAGAGCTTTAGTAGATCAAGCAGCCGAAAAAATAAAACAATCATCCGGAGTTTCTACGGGAATGAATGAATATGGAGATGCAGATCCAAAACAAGGGTTAGGAATTACTGGGATCATGGTTGGAGTTCCACTTATAGCTAGTGGTCTATTTGATATGGGACTTGGAATACAACAATATGCTCCGGATGCCCACTTGGTTGGTGGTCATGGTCCAAGTGCTTTTGTTATGGGAGGAATTGCAGTCATATTAGCTTCACTCGCAGGACAAAGAGCTTTTAATAAAAGAATGAAGTGATCTAAACAAAAAAATAGCTGTTCAAAAAGTATAAACGCCGCCAGGAACTTAATCCAAGCGGCGTTATTCTTTTATAGTCTTATTAGTTTTTTTTTCAGCGACCTGATGAACCAAACCCAGCAGAACCACGATTGGTTTCAGTTACCTTGTCACTCTCGCTCATTACTACCTCTCCAGCAGTAGATACCTTATACACAACTAACTGTGCAATACGATCACCTACGCTGAATACAGCATCTTCTGAACCCATATTAACAAGCGTAACTCCTATCTCACCACGATAGTTTGGATCTATAATGCCACCAACAGGAAATACTCCCTTACTGGCTAATCCACTACGTCCCTCAATCTTCATAAAGATACGATTACGATCATTATCCATTATTGGCATATCTGCAAGCTGAATACCAGTTGCCATCTTTTTTACAGTTCCGGCTGGAATGGTAACATTCTCGGAACAATAAACATCAAAACCAATATCTCCATCTCTTACGGCATGAGGGATTTTGGCATTATCATTCATGCGCTTAAACTTGATATTGATTGTTCTGGAAACCTTTGGTATTTGTGGGTCATACCAGTTTTTATCAACTGTTCTATATGAACTCTGTGCTATGCTATCACTTATATTATTACTCATACAATATTTCTCCTGTAGAAAGAACAAAGGCGACAACCTTATAACTCTATCTCTAAAGTTTAGATTACCGCCTTTATTTTGGGTGTGATGTGTTATGTGTTTATGATCAGGCGCTTAACTCGTCGGCGGTTTTTACATCACCTTCAGATATACCCTCATACGTGATATGATCTTCTGGCTTTTCATTACCGCTGATAATGAGTGCAGCATCCATCAGAGCGTTAACATACTCCGAATATTCTGGCTTGTTCAAAACTTTCTGTGCAAACTCGTTTTTATAGAACTTGACTTCGGTTCCTACTTCACCTGTTCTATTGTCTGTTACTGTGAAGGTCTTCCATGCACCATCACCAGCAATAGATACAGACTTGTCTCCTACAACAACGCCATTCTTTGCATTCTTACAATGCTCACGAAGAAGGTCAAATATCTCTTCTTCTTCAAAGATACCACGTCCAAACAAGATACGGAAACCAACCTTACGGAAAGGCTTTGCTACCTTATTTTTAATGGTCTTTGCTGTTACGTTAATCCCGAGGACGTTATCATCCTTATCCTTTATAGCTGAACCACCATCAAGGCGGATACGAACCGAAGAAGAATATGGGATTGCCATGCCACCAGATGTTGTGGTTGGATCACCGAACATTACGCCGATCTTCTGTCTCTGTTGGCTTACAAGAACCAATAGAACCTTCTGACCGCCGATAACGTTAGCAATCTTTCTCATGCCCTTGGATAGAACACGGGCTTGTAGACCGATTGTGTTCTGATCATAGTCGCCTTCCAATTCAGCCTTTGGGGATGATTGAGAGACGCTATCCCAAATGACGGTAACAGGAACGTCTTTGGTCATAGTGCGGGCTTTAAGGATAGTGCTCTCTATTACGGAGAGTATTTCCTCTGTGCATGGGGACTGAACGAAAACAAATCGTCTTGCTACATCAACACCCATATTAGCAAGGGTATCTGGATTTGTTGCGTTCTCGGTATCAATATAAACCGCAATGCCACCCATTCTTTGGGTAGAACGTGCTATTTGAGCCATTAGGGTTGATTTACCGATACCGGGCGGACCTTGTATTTCTACAATACGTCCTTCTGGCATTCCACCGCCACGACGATTAGAGATAATATAATCTAACTGACGTGAGCCTGTAGAAATCCAGCGATGAACATGGGTTGGTGCATCGTCTACACCAAGATTGAAAGCAATCTTATCGTTATGTTCTTTATTGATTGCTTTAATAAGATCGGATGAAAAGTCATCCATTACTGTATCTTGAACTGTTTGCTGCGTATCTCCTGATTTTTTTGTTGTAGGTTTAGCCATGTGTTTCCTTCTTTTCTTTACATCATACAGAAATCCAAATCATAGATAAACAAATAGGACCACATTTTTGGTGCGGTCCTACTGTTTTCTATCCCATGTTTATTTCAGAGGTCCGAGAAGGCATCATCAATTGATTTCTTTGCCTTCTTTGCCTTTGCTTCTGAAACGGTTCTATCCTTCACTTCTTCAACCTCTTCGGTTTCCTCGGAGGAGGTGCCATTACCGGCAAGGAAGTTTTGAAGCATAGCATTAAGCTCGTCCTCACTCTTTACCTGTGCCTTGAAGTAAGCTTCAAGGTTTGGAATAGCGGCGACAATCTTTTCGGATACATCGGCGCTCTTTGCGAGAGGTGAAGGCTTACGGCGTGGCTGAAGCTTGATATCCTTAACTGGATTACCAGCGAAGGTCTTATCAGTAGGAGATACAGTTACGGTGAAATCATAACCGTTTTCTGGATCCATAAGGTTTTCATCCTTATAGTCGGGGTGAGCAAGAACGCTGTAAATATCCTTTACAAGCTTGCTGTTTAGCTCCCAGAGCTGAACACCCTTATCCTCTTCACCACGAACGATGATTGGGGCATAGTAGCGTTCCTTTGGCTGGAGATTACGCCAGAGGGTCCAAGCTTCCTTGGACTTATCCTTCTTTAGCTCGGTTAGGAGATTAAAGACAGGATCTGTTGTGCCTTCAAACTGACAACCGGCTACGAACCGACGTTCTGATAGAAGGCGACTATCATAATAGCTTACCTCATGGAAAGGCTGACCATTACGATCTTGATAGGGGAGGAAGCGAATGTCATGCTGACCAAGCTGCGGCTTCCACCAGTTTACTTTTGTCTTTTCTGTGGTCTTTGAACCGGCTGCTGCACGATTACCAGAAAGTTGATTGATTTTTGCCTTAATGGCGTCTAATGAATATGTCATTTTTCTTTCCTTTTATTTTCTATTATGTTAGTGACCTTATTGAACTTGCGTTCAAGGTAAAAAGAGTTGGGTCTATAAAGAAAATCATAAAGCTTCATTGCTTTACCATTTCCGCTATATTTCAACTCGTAACAGTTTGTGTTAGTCATCTTACACAGATTTCGTTCTTCAAATCCACATTCTAACCTTAACACAGTTTCAATATGTTTTAAAAAGGTTTCTGCGCCAGAGACAATCTGAAATATGCAATCTTTACAGTTTCCACGAACTCTAACAGACCATGAGCCATCACCATCAAAATATCCTCTAATAAAATCTGGATAGAAGTTTTGATTTATGTCTGGCCAAGTTAGTATATTAGTTTTTCGTGGAACAATGCCCCATTTTCTCAAATCTTCTTTCATCTTTTTAGATGTAATATAGATTTTTGAAACGCTATATTTGTTATTATAATCTTTTATTTCGCCGCTAAAACAAATATCTTGTTTAAACTGCTCAAGCAAACATTTGTCTTGTTGGTGTAAGGCTATTGCTATAGCGTTTTTTGTTGATGAAATACAACCATCAGCAGCAATGAAGCCTAACCAATAAGCTTTTTGAGGTGTATCAATGCTTTCAAAATAAGCGTCATTAACGCTTAACTTTCTTTTAGTCATTTATTCACCTATGTTGCCCAATGGGACTTTAATGATACAGAGGAAGGATATAAGCCATAAAATCCACTATTGGATACAAGAGCTTATAAGAACCTCTGTATGTTAAATATACTTCAAAATACCGTTTTTGTCTCTCTCTGTTCTTATAACCTACATCACCAGAAAATATATTTAAACTGGAAACTAATCAAAAAAAAGAAGATTTGTCGGTTAAATAATATTTAAAGCTAACCATTAGTTCTCACATAGAGAAAGGAATATTAACATGAAGATTACAGTAAAGCAACTAAAGCAACTTATCCGTGAACAAGTAGAAGAAATGGCAGATATGGGCGGCGCAATGGAAGGTCGTCGTGGAGGCGACGCACCAAGCGTTTATACGCCCGCCGAGCTCAAAAAAATCGCACGTAGAGATCCAGGACAGTTAATGAATATTGGTCGTGATCCCTATGTAGGAGAACCACAAGAAGCTTTTATTAAATTTCCTTCTGGGGCACAAGAGGAAATTTCCTCTGTCACGATAAATGAATATGGAGATGTGCTAGTTAACTTCGTGGCTTTATCGTTAGACCCAATTGCACTTCCTTTAGCTTCTGCAAAACGCCGTCGCTGAAAATATAACTCTTATATAAGTTAAACGCCGCTCAAGTTTCCTTGGCGGCGTTCTTCTTTTATCAGGTCTGCGACAAACTCGTTATCCCATGATGCTTAATGCAAGCGCCCCTAACTGCACTCTGCAATATATATGCCTCCCAGGGATCCCTTAACGAAGGTGAAAAGCTTATCTGCTCCCCATTCTTCAAAGATAACGACTGTAAAGCATATACCTCATTTTCAGATAATGAAACCTTATAGTGATTAAGCCACCATAAAGTTCTGATTGCAACCGGGATATGTCCCATTCCTTCATTGATCTCATAATGAAATCCCCTCGTGCGATGCCAATCACTTGACTGCGGTAAATAGTAATCTTCCTTCTCATTACCAAGCTTACCAAGATCATGAAACAATCCAAGAATGATCATACTATCCGCACTTACAACCTTCTCTAACTCAAGAGAAGAACGTAATGCCTTCATAACCTTTAATACGTTTAGGGAATGCCATACAAGACCACCAACAAAACAACCAACATAATCTGTTCTGGTAGATGCTGGAGCTACAGCAAAACGATCATGGAGATCATCACATAGATGGAGAGCACCTTCTCTTGCTTCGGGGTTTTCTATACGGTTTACAAGACCTTTTATTGTTCCCCAGTTTTCTTGAACCTTTTGTAGAACTATCTCTTGGTTATCTATTTTCTTATTCATACGCCCATCATAGCTTAAAGGAATATGGGAGTAAACCAAATAGAAACGCCGCTCAAGTTTCCTTGGCGGCGTTATTCTTTTCAGCTTTCTGTCTCGGCTACTGGCGTGTCAGGCAAATCATCATACGATGAACGCTTTACCGTAGTGGCACGAAGCCTCTTGGCTTCCTCTAAAAGCGTCTTTGTCTCCTCTGCCTTACCCTTGCCACCCTCTGACTTTAAACCCTCTACACGAGCTTCTAAAGCGTCTGCTTGGGCACAACGATGGCAGAACTTGCCAAAGCCTTTGTGATTACACGAAAACCTTCTTCTTGATGCTGGCATACTATCAACCTTCCTTCTTTGGACGACCACGTTTTCCAACTGCTGGTGCAGAAGTATTCTTAAGAACTACTCTCGTTGTCTTAAGAACTTTATTTGAAAGAGTTGGAGCAACTGGAGCTTCAGCCGTTATTGCCTTCTTACTAACAACAACAGGTGCCATCTTCTCTTCCTCTGTCTTTTCGTCTTCTACCGCTTGCTCAATGCTGCCTCTCATTGCAAGAGTAATACGCTCTGCTGTCTTAATGCAGACTACTCCAAACAATACAAGAACAACAGTAGCTATAGCCTGTAGACACATATTAATAACAACTGTTGTTGGCATTATTAATGTTAGACCGAATACGCCGGTAATAAGAAACAATATCGTCAATAGTATATCTAATGCCACATTTAGGCGATTAAAAAGTTCTAAAGTTTTCCTCGCATCAGCCATATCAGTTTTCCTTTTCCTTCTTTGGGGTTTGTATATCTTCAATCTTTACGTGTTCCATTGATTTGAGCAAGAGCTGCACGTATTTTAGATTTTCTCCGCTCTTTCGCATCTTCTTTATCTGCAACTGCAATCTTTGGTTTTGTGTCAACAACTTCTTCTCTATTGTGGTATCGGTCATCTTTATCATAACAATCTTTATCGCACCAGAAAAAATATTCTTCAGTAGTTTTCTCCGGATCGAGCCTCCTCTTACAAGTCCAGCACGTAAATATGCAAATCATATCTGTTATTCTACTCCGACCTTAACCAAAAATCTACGTTCTTGAAACCTTTTATTCCTGTTGAACCTAACTTCTCTATCTTTGGAATAATATGATAAGCATCCTCATGGATATCCAAAAACAAAGCGTCATGCAAAATAAAGATCGGTTTTATCTTATCTGTAAGCCGATTATCTTTCAACCGACTTACAATATTTAAAAACCCCAACATCGCTACGTCAACCGCTGTAGATTGCACGTAATAATTTAAAAGCGCATATGGCTTTGTGTCCTCGCAGAAGATAGGACGACCATAGTAGTTTAAGATATAACGTCCACCGGTTTTTAACAAATCTTTAGCCAGCTTCTCCTTGAGCTTATCAATCCCAAAGTAGTCGTTAACAAGGTTAAGAAAGTCCTCGGCACTACCAATATAATTTGATAATGTTTTGATCGTGTTCTCTTCCTTCTGACCATATAACGCAGAAAGAATTGCTGTCTTTGCAACGGTTCTTGGTATCTTTTCAGAGAGATCAAGGTCCGAAAGCATTTTAGAATATATGTCTTGTGGAAGGCTACCAATTAGAGAAGGATTAGATACACACAATAGGATCCTGGGCTCCAAGGAGGAATAATCAAGATAAACAATCTTACCCTTGTCTCCATGTGTAGAGACAATCATATTGCGATAATCCTTCTTTAGATGAAGGATATTGGGACCATCAATAACTTTTAGTCTGCCAGTTTTGGTTTCAGTTCCAGAATAGATTACTCTATCAGCATATCCATATTCATCTGGCTTAAATGTTTCTATTATCTCCATTTGAGATGCAGTAGCTTCACTCTTGTATTTGTTGTATAGTTCAACATCAATACGGCAGTTATCTAACTCCTCAAATAGATTATTCATCAATCTACCATAGATATCATGCCAATATGATATATCAAATTCAGATACTGAATGTTGAATGTTATTGGCAAGCGATTGAAGTTCAGAGATATATCTTTTAAAGCCCATAACTTTCCACCATTGGATATCATCACGATTTGTATCTGGGGCTATTTGAGATAATACTTTTTTATAGTTTTTAGGCGGCCATATAGGCATATTCATACCATATAGACGGCAAAACTCTTCAACTTGATATTGCAAATCAAAGTTGATTACGTTTTCTATAGCGTTTTTACCATTTGCATATGGTTTTTGACTAATATGAACGCCGGAACCTGTATTACTGATAAAGTAATCGGAATGGTTCCCTCCATATGCATCTGGACTTAATCTATATTTTAGCATAATTCAATGCTATACAAAATAAGAAACGTTTTAAACTGTCTTTTATATTGCACTTCTTCCACCGGGTCGAGGACCAATTCCCTCTGTTGCAGGAATGGATGGTGTAGGTGGGGTGGGTGGGGTAGGAGGCGTTAGACCGCCAGGAACCGCCGGAGGAGCAGCAGGAACACGTCCAGTAGCCAAACCTCTAGCTTCAGCAACGTTACGTTCTGCATCACGGATTTGCCGTTGAGCTTCTGCCCGTTGCTTTGCAATCTCACGTTCAGCAGCATCTCTAGCAGCCGCTGCTGTTCTTTCCGGATCCACTTCAGGTGCTCGAGGAGTATCTGGTGGTACAGGGACAACACCTGCACTCATAGCAGCTACTGTACTTGGTACCGTATTCCATCCTAGCGGGCTAGTAATATAGCTTAATGTTGCTGATGATGCTGGAGTTGGAGGAGTTACTGCTGCGGTAGGTCTTCTACGTCTTCTTCTACGAGTTGTTGCCGGGGCAGGCGAAGGAATTGGTGCCGGATCAGTACCACTTACTGAACGTTCAATTGTCGCAAGTCTATCTGCTGCTGTTTGCAAATCTTGGATATAATTTCTATATTCACCAAAGTTTGATTGCTGTACAAATCTAATGTTTGTTGAGAACTCTCCTCCTCCTATTTTATGTTCAATTCCATTGACCATATACAAAGTATCTGCTGTTGTATTTGTGTTAAAGTCTATAAAGAATTGACTGCTATATCCGATTAGAGGGCATCCAAATACATCCATTGTTAGTTCTACAGGTAAGATTTGCATTGGAAGATTACCTGCATCTTGTCCATCTGGTCTTAACAGACCATTTCCTGTTGGTGCTCTTACTAATGCAAGAGTATTTGCAGCCTGATCTGTTATAGAGGAAAGATTTGCTGTTTTAACCAATGAGTTTTGTGCGCCATGTATGATATAAGGAGTTGTTTGATATAAGAAACGTTTTATTGAAGCTGGACCACCCACAACTTCATATCCACCATCTCTTCCATCTCCTGTATCAACTCTGGCAATTAAACCATTTCTTTCTGCTTGAGCAATTGTTTGTTGATATTGAAGTATGGCATTTCTTTGAACTAATGAAGGATCTGTGGAGTTTTCTCCTCCACCAGATTCTGTTCTAGAAGTTGGAATACATAGTTGAGCTGCCCGCTGGGCTCTCAATATTGAACCAAGTCCTTCATATGCTGTTGCTTGTTGATCATATATATGAATTCTTAAGATTGTTTTTTCAAGCTGCAAAGATTCAACATCTGTTTCATTACTAGGTCTGCCTGGAAGGCATTCTAATGAATATTGTAAGTTTGGAATTCTGAATGAGCCATCTGGAGTAACATCTCGAAGTACTTGGTTTAATCTTGCAGTAAATCTAGCACCATCCGAATCAACTGGTACAGATGTAGTTGAACTACGAGGAGTCCCAGAACTTTGATCAGAATCTCTTTCTGTTGTTGGTCTTCTATATAATGCGCCTCGACCATCAACTAGACCATATGAATCTTGAGCCGGATCATCGATTATTTGACTTGTTAAGAAGGTCCAGAATTGACGTATTGTAAACGTTCCGCTTCTGTTAAGATTCTGAAGTCTATATTCAGTATATTTCTCTTGAAAGTCTTCAATGTTTATTATGAAATTTGCAATATTAATTCTGGATGCATATCCTGCGTATTGATTAAAAGGATAGAATATTAGCTGTATGTCGTCAAATTGACCTGTTGCAGCAAATGGCTGACCCATGAAAACCATTAGCAAGTTTGCTAAACTTACTGTGCCTCTTTGTACTGGAGAAGCAGAAGGCAAACGTTCCATAACAGCAGCCATTCTAGCTCTATAAGTTGCATCACGATTAGCTTCATATGTTGCTTCGCCAGTAGTTATATTTTGTTCCTGTGCAGCTATAGACGCCTGTAATGCGGCAACATCAGCAGCATCACCTTCTGCTTGTCTAGCTGCAATTCCGGCGTTAATCTCTGCAACACGGGCGGTTCTTGCAGCAGCAGTCGCTTCAGCATTTTCTCGAGCCACTTCAGACTGAATTCTTTGTCTGGCTTGATTCATGCCGCTGATTGCTCCGATTATACCACCTCCATCATTTCCATATCCTGCAATTCCTGCTCTGCCAATATTCCATGCAGCGTTTGAAAGACTTGCAGCTTCATCTGCTTGTGTGCCTTGCTTGTCTGCAATTGTACGATGGAGTGCGGCTCTAGAACGCATCTGCGCAGCTCGAGCTCTATGTGCATCAGCTTGTTGTTGAACAGCTTCTAAATTAGCACGACTAGCAGAAAGTGATGCATCTGCGGCAGATGCAGCATCAGATTGCTGATAAGCAGGACCACGACTAGGCCAACCGCCAACGTTTCTTAATCTGTTTCTTCTATCGACTACTGGGTTATATGTGCCGATTAAGAACGGATCTTCTCTTCCTTTTTTAAGGTGATCAAGTTTTCTTCTTATTTCGTTTTGTATTTGACCTCTTAAAGCTTCTGCTAAAGGAGTAGCACCAGTTCTTGAGGTACCTCTTCTACGTCCAGCCGACGATGTACTAGAACCATATAGTTCAGTTATAAGATATCTTAATCTTCTAATGTCGTCAGTTTGTGGTAATGCGGATAGACTTCTTGTTAGTTGTGATAGTTCTTCTCTTTTCTCACGTGATAAAGTGAGGTTGCTGTAAACATCTTGAATTTGATTTAGAAATTGGATGCCACGGATTTCTGGAGAACCGGAAGGTCTATTTGTTCCATTTGAAGCGGTACCGCTTGTTGTTCCAGTTGATGTTGTTGTAGATGTAGGCGGATTTAATAAAGGATTAGTAGTGCTTATTCTAGATACTGCCTCTACCAATTCATTAATCGTATCCAATATTGGTCTAACGTTAACATCATTAATGCATGGCTCTGTAGTTCCTGCTACTTCACCCATGGTTGCTAGGTCTAAATTAATTTTAACTTGACCATCATCCTCAAAGTTAAAGCTTGAGTTGGTAACTTGGAATTTAAGTCTTTTTCTCATGCCATTGATAATATCAGCCCAAACGTTTTCCAGATTGGAATTATTTTCTGCTTCTGGATGTGTCCATCCCCATTCAATTACAATTTCTGTACGTCCTCTAACATCAGGTCTTACGAACTCTGATATTTCATTTAATCTGGAACGGTCATGCAACGTTAATGACAACTTTGCAGTTTGATATCCATAAGCACTAAAGCTTGATTGTTCAGTAAATGACATATCATTAATGCTTAAAAATGGTCTAAATTTATCGATAACAATATTACCGAAGTTACTTTGATTATTAGCGGCATCCGGATTAACTAATGTTTGAGGCATTAAGAAAGCTTCCATGCCAACTGTAGTATAAACGTTTTCAGTACTAACAACGCTTCCGCCAGCATCAACTGTTTCTACTGTATTTCCAGCTCGATCTACCGCCGCATCTATATTTCTTCTTTCTTCATTTGCTATGCTCAATTGCTCAAGCACCGAACCTGGGGCAGCCGATGCGCCTCCAAGTAAAAACTTATATATTGTAGGTGCAATTAATCTATCTCCAGATCTTTGCACTGATTGTAATGGAATTAATACATTGACTTCCAAATACGGTACAGCTTTAGACATTTCAATTGCTGGAATTGCGTTTAAGAATACAGAACAAGCGTTTGAAAATCTATTTGTAATTGATATACGATTTGTTTGAGATATTATGGCAGATAAACCAGGTTTTTCTTTTGTTGGTTCAATAGGACCAGAAGCAAGTAAACCTGGATCTGAATCTGATATTATCTCTTTAATGCTGGCATTTTGTAAATTTGCATAGCCATTAGCATATGGCAATTCATCATGATATTGTGCATCACTTACAATCTGTATCAGTTCAGCATATCTTCTTCTTATGTTTTGTAAAGTTTCTGCATCTTCTGAAGTAGCGCCTAATATGCCAAGCTTTTGAGCAAATCTTTCTAGCAGTTGTTTTGTTGTGAAACAGCCAACTCCAACATCAATCAAATCATTTAAGATTTCTCCCAGAATAAGATCTTCAGTATTAATTTCTCCACTTGTAGGTATTGCTGGAGATTCTGGAGTTGGTTCTGACAAGGATTCCAAATTACCTGTTCTTCCAGAAGCTGCAATTGTATTTGCCAAATCACGGCTAGTAAGCAGACCATAATATCTGCTTAAACGGGAGATTGCTCTTTGCATCTTAATTTCTGAACGTATTGACATAGTATTAACTTATAAATTGAGCTAGCTCATTAAGCTTTGGAAGATATAAAAGTGTATTCGAAGGAATTTGCAACCCCCATCCGATATTGCTGGCTGCTGCAATTATCCACCAGAGTCTACCATCTCCATAAACCTTGCCCGCAATAATATCTAATCTTTCATTTTCATTTGTAGTATATACTGTATAAGGCAAGGTGTTGTTTGCTATTTTTTCTCTAATAATTGGAATGACATTTGAAGTGCCAAATTTTTTCCCAGCAACAATTACTGGTGATCTTGCATATCTTCTAACGTTATCTGCCATAATGTTACCTATATCATCCTATAATTGGAGAAGATGGAAGCCCGGCGGGCGCATCACGTTCTATATCTAAGCTTGTAGCAGATGATGCAGCGGTTGATGATCTGTCTGTTGTAGAAGTTGCAACATCTGAAAGATCAACTTGATTAAGTGCATTAGAAGGATTGCCAACTTGATATGGCATAGCTCTTGCAAATCCATCACTATCAAGACCAGGAACGATATCGTGTATAACTGTACCATTCATACTGATTTTCAACCACATTGGAGCTCTGGAATTTGGTCTATCTTCTGACCATCTTGTTTCCCAAGGAGAACCACTCCAATCAATATCAACAGCCTTAAATGCAACAGCAATACCTTTACCAGAAGTTGATTCAAATGCTTGCATAATAGGATTTGGATCGTCACCAGTAGCATTAAAGAATCTTCTTATAGTAGTTGCAGTATTTGCTAACAATTCCGTGTTGTACTGCGCCTGCGTACCTTCTTCTTCAGCTAATCGACGTGCATAATCAGCTACTTTTAAAGTAAGATATGCATCACTATAACGCCATTCTAAATCGCTACATGATTCATATATTGCAATATCTTCTGGATCAAATGTTGTTTCACTTGCCCGAGCCCTGTCAATAAGTTCTTGTGGGTAATTTGGTGATTTAAATCTAACAATGAATTCATCAGTACCAGCTTGATTAATTGCAGCGGCTGCAAGACCTAATAACCTAACCTTATATTCTGTATATATTTTATTAGCATTTACATCAGTTACAATAGCTGTAACTCTGGCAGTATACGTACCATCCGGAATTCCACGTGCGGATTTAAGATATTTTGAGGTAGCAAAATCAGAAAATGGTCCAGTAATTTCATTTGTACCAAAGACATATGATCTACCACCTATATCTCCAGCAAAACTATTATTGTTATAGGTCAATATAATTTCATCATTTTCTATAAAGTCTGCATTGCTCAAACTTTCCACTAGGCTATTTCTGTAAGCAACTAATTGCTCACGTATACGTTGATATGTTGCAGTTGTAGATCCGGCTGTATTTTGTGGATCAATGTTAAAATCTGCTTGTCCTAAACCAAACAATCGTGCCGCATTAAATTTGCTATAATTTGATTTCCAAACGTCACCCAGTCTCATTCTAATAATTGGTGAACCACCAGGTACTTGAGAGAAAGGTTGAGTTAAAGTTTTGCCATCGTTTGTTACTAGACTTCTTCCTTTTGTAAATTGTGGATAAACCATAGTAACCAACTTATTAATTTTCCACCACATGTTGTCATGATCTTTTTCATTGGTTGCAACAACATAAAAGCTAACGCTTATATCTCTTGTGGTACCCTTATAAATGTGTATTGGTTCTACTCTGCCATAAGAAGAAACAGAGTTCCATTCAGCATTAAATCCATCTTTGCTACTTTCTAGGAAAGCATGAAAAGAAACGATTTCGTTTGTTCTCAAGTCATGAAAGTAAAAAGGCATATAACTTGATTCAAGCTCATTTTCTAGTTGATGAACCATAGTCTGTGATAGGCGACCTTCCTCACTATCAATTACACCAAGCTGTGACAATGCTTCCAATTGCTGAACCGGTTGTCCAGAATTAATAGCTTGCGCCGCCAATTTCAAATTTGTTGGTATTAGGTACATTGAACGTGTAGTAGAAGTACCCCATGCCAATGGATTTTTACCATTAGCCCCAAGATTATAACCTTTTTTTAATTTGTTCTTTTTAATCAGAGCAGCAACGTTAATTTTATCTTGTTCTCCTTCAACGTTATCAACTATGGAATCGATGTAAGAAATACCGTTTGTCTTATAAGATGATAAATTGTTATTTAGACCGCTCTGATATACCGGAACTGCGTTTAGTGAACCATTAGTTCTTGCAGCTACGCCACCAATTGCCTTAAACGTTTTAAGCAAGTCATTTAAACCAAAACTATATGTAACAGTACTAATCGTGTCTACGGTTGCGTTTAATGTGCCAACCAAACTATTGGCTTCGAAGTTCTTACCTAAATTTAAAGCACTGCCATACGTAGATTTAAGAATCATTCTTGTTATTTTTCTTAATACCGTTGTATACCATCCGGTTCCTTGATTAAGAGGAGTTGATACGAAGAATGAAACTCCAGGAATTGAAGTAGCAGAACCTAATGCAACTGCTTCAGCAACTGCTGTGGCGAAAACAGCAGGATCTTGAGGATTTCCATTGTATTTTATATTAAAGTAACTTAGAAACCCGGCTCTAATCAAAGCAGCATTTTTTGGATCATATGCTAAAGCAGCAAGAGATATTATCGCAGCTATAGCACCAAGTTGGATGCCAATTGCTGGCAAAGTAAACTGTGTCTGAAAACCATCGAACAAGACTAACCAGTTGTATGTGCTGCCATAACTTTCTCTTTCATTTTCTTCCTTCAAGATGGGAAGACTAACATCAGGAAAGTCTGGATGTGTTTCTTTTAAAATGCTACTAGCTCTCATTAAGTTGAATGGTACCGGCAATCCGATACGAGCCAATCCTGGCGCTAAAGCAGCCGCTTGAGCTAAAAGTATTTCATCTTGGTCACTAGCACTTTTAGGAATGTAATATTCTCCAGAACTCTTAAGAGTTACTTGAGAACCAATCGACTTCATAATATCTTGAGTAATTTCAAAATTACCAGTATTAGATGGCGTACCAACGTTCCTAGTTGTTCTTTCATTTAATTTCTTATAAGAACCAATATTAGATTGAATAAGATTTTTACCAACGTTGGAATCGTTTTCTGTTATTCCAGTTTCTGGAAGGAACTTGTTAGTTTGATAATAAGTGTTAACATATGCCTGCGCTACACCTACTGCACTTCCTAACGTGTTTGGATTATTGTTATCTCTGTTTGCTTCTGCTAACAGTTCATTATAATTCCTACTTGAATCATCGCTAGGATTTGCTTTACCTTTAACAACTTTAATGTTCAGTAAATCACTATCAGATATGTTTATGAAATAAGACTTGCCTCCCTTTTGTCCTAGTCCAACAGTTTCTCTTTGCAAAAATGCATTTCCATCGCCGCCGGGAGCATCATCTGATATAGCTAATGGAATTCCATTCTCGTTATTTAACGTTATCTCTGTTCTTTCTGTGCCGACTTGATATTCGTTATGACCTTCTTGGATTGTTCCAACAGTCATTGCATTTGTTAACTGTTTAGTTTCTGTATCTAAATCATCAGCATTGAACTTGAATGTATTGTTATCACCAGTTGGAGAAATAATATAAGAAACGGTACTTTTACGTTGTGCCGCTAATACTTCTCTAACTTTTGCTGGTAATTCATTTGACATAATATTAACTACTTCTGATCAGAATTTTTTGGTGCTTCTTTTATAATGTTTTGCTCAACATCATTTAATAAGCTTTTAATGCTGTCAATTATAATTTGCTTTTGATCATCAGGTACCATATCAAATAATTTACGATATCCTTCTTGTTTCATCAAATCTTCAAATAATGACATTTAAATTTCTATCCTCATGGTCTTGGCGATGCCGTGCCTCGATCAGCGCCGAGAACAAATCGATTTCTTCCTTGACGTGATCTTTCAACAAGAACAGCTTCCAAATCTCTTGCATCAAGTGTAACAGTCAAGTTAACTGTTATTGTAAAGTTATCATTGCGAATTGTAATAGCACTATTACGACCAACTCCAAGAACGTTTCCAACTCTTTGCAAATCAGCCATAATGTTGATAGGTTCTATAGAATTAAGTTTTTCAGAAATGAGATTTATTTGAGATATCATATCTCCAATAGTGCCACCAATAGTCGTTATCTGTGTTGTTGCTTGCGTGACAGATTGAGCTAAACCAGAATTAATACTATTAACAACGCCACTTACAGATGACAATACTTGAGTAACATTTTCTAAACGTCCTATGTTAGATTTGTTGAAATTAGAAAGATTACGAGATACGTCTCCTGTGAACAATGCACCTATATTGTTTACAACTGCTCCTATAACCTGTGCAGCGCCTTGCATAATGTTTCCTATAGGACCAACATTTGTAGCAGAACCCGCCAGTTTTCCAATGTTTTCTTTAAATGTTGGGTCTGCTACTATAGAAATCAATCCTAATATATCAACAATTGCCTTTGCCTTTTCCCCAATACCCCGAGGCAATCTCGAGATTCCGGAGTTAATCAAACTATCAACTATAATCTTCAACATTCCTGCATTTCCAGAACCAAATATAGCAGTTATTACACCACTTAATGAAGTTATCATGGTAGTAACGGCAACAGGATTAAAGTTTTTTAATACTGGTGGTGGTGCTTGGGAAAGTGCATTTGTGACGCCTAAACTCTCTGTAGTTCCAAGCTCTTTAAGATTGGTCATTATAGTACCAAAACCAGTCAATAGCGATACAACGGCGCCTGCGCCTGCGGCTGCACGTTCAATTTCTGCTTTTGAATAACCAACTGTTGCATTCAACAATGAGGATATAATTGGTCCTATCTTTGTTTGAATACTGGCAAGAACTGTATCGACAGCAGTTGCCATATTTCCTGGAATATTTTCTACTAATGCACGAGCAGCATTAATACCTTCAGTTGAAGCACCTCCAGAAACTGCTTTTACTGCTTCCGGATCTACTTTCATGTTTTCAATCAACGTTCCCATGAAGCTGAACATGGAAGAAAGCATTTGGGTAATTGGACCTAAACCTTCTATTTGTTCTTTCGTTAGACCAGCTAGAGATGTACCAGCAACACGAATAATGTCTTTTATGCTTGCAAATATATTGGAAGTTTGAAAAGCTCCTAATACATCACTAACTAATTTTGTAAATGCGCCTAGTTTTGTAGCACTTTGAGCCGCATCACCACCTTCAGACGTTCTCATCATTTCGGTAATGCCTAAAGAAACAAGTGAAGATAATCCACGAACAACTAACTGCCCAGCACCTTCTCCTCCTTCAGCAAATATACTAGAGAAGGCTTGTAATATGCTGCCAATGCTACTCATGATAGCGCCAAAGCCTTTTACTGCTTCAACGTTGAAGTTTCTAGTTGAGATAGCTCCCATATCACCTGTTAACTTCGCCGCCAATGATATTAAGCCATTTGGACCAGTCAATACTGGCATTATTTCTTCAAAATATGTGCGAATTGTTTCAGCAGTTGCAGCAGGGAATAAGCTTCCTGTTAACAACATTGCGCCTGATGGCTGTAATGCACCTACAAGAACTCCAACAGATTCCATAACTGGACCCAAAGCTTCAAGGAGTCTCAAGCGATCAGGCTGTATAACGTTAACATTTTCAGCTATTACTCGAATCAAGCCTCCAAATATATCTACTAAACCTTCAAATATTTTTGGAAGTTTATATGCAGTAAAAACAGCCAAAATAGCTCCTAATGGCAGAAGTATAGGAGATATCATCCCCAATAACAATGGTAACATTGTAACAAGAGCTGCTGATATAGCAACTTTAACAAATATATTCGCAAACGTACCAAGCGCATTCAATACTGAATTAACGGCATTTAGTTTGGTGGTAAAATCTTCATCAACTGGTGGCAAATCTCTGATTTGACTCATTAAACCTTTGATAATTGGTACCAATGAGTATACGAGCCCGCCGACTGCTACCATACCAACAACCATTGCAGCTATACCGCCAGGCATTGCAGCTACTGCTGCAATTGCTGCTCCAACACCAACTATAGCACCAGCAGTAGCTGCCATTCCAAGCATAAGTAAAGCACCGGCATTCAATGCTGTAACTGCGGTTGTAACTTGGTCTTCTTTAATACCATTAAATTGTTCAATCGACAATCTCATTATATATGCTAAACCAAGAACTAAAGCACCTAAACCAACTAATCCGGCACCAGCTAATAGTAATCCAATACCTGCTGTTTCAGCCAACTCTGTCCCGACAGCAGCAAGAACGTGTGCTGTTCCTGCCATTGCCACCATCAATAGAGAACCTGCTCCTAGTGCAAGTATAGTTGCACCTACTTGTCCTATTTCAAATCCTCCCAACATCTTTATTGAGAGCCACATTACACCCGCTAGTCCAAGTACTAATGCAGACAAACTAGCGAGTCCAACTATTGATGGACCTAATGTTCCAGGATTTACAGTAGAAAGTATTTTAGTTAATCCTGTCATTGCGGTTAATAAGCCGCCCATGACAATAATAGCTGCCGCAGTTTTCATTATAGCGGCAGCACTAATATTCTCAAATTGTTGAGCAGCAAAAATAAATCCAATAACAAATGGCGCTAATGCAATTGTTAAAAAGGTTGTTAGTAATACTAGTTTTAATCCGGCATTTACTATGTCACCCGCTTTTAAGGTTTTCAAAGTATTTATAAACCCTGTTAAACCACCAGTTGCTGTTGTAGCTCCTGCTGGTACCCGCCGAGCTGCTGCTGGTATTGGAGGTGGTCTACGCCCACGTGGAGCTCTGTCCAAGAATGTAATGTCTCTTTCGGTCAATTGAGTGACGCCAGTTAATCTGCCAACAAATGCTCTACCAGCTCCTTGAACGGCAGATGATGTAGCTGCGGCACCTATACCTTTAACTGCTGCTTGAGTTAATGAAGAAGCTATAGCCCCGGCAATACTTCTAGCAATTGCAGGACCAAATAAGAAACCCCATATCTTTAACTTATTGGTTTCGTACCAATCTTGAACTTTCGCAAATACTGTAGTGAAGAGTCCTTTAATTGCTTCCCACAATGGCGGCCAAGCTTGTTTTAATACTTCCCATATTTGAGTAAGTACTTGCATTACTTGACCACCTAATGAACTAGCATCAATAGGCAAACCAACTTCACCCTTAAGGAAACTGTTAATACCATTAATCAGCTTCGTTAAATTTTCGAAAACAACTGGAATTAAGGCTTTCAGACCACCAACAACCGCTTTCAATATAGTGCCAAAAAATAGTTTAAAGTTTTCTATTAGTTTTCTACCAGCACCAGAACTAGCATCGAAATGATCAAAGAAAGTTTTTTTAAGTCGATCAAATAGATTTTTTAATCCAGCTTCTGGATTTGTTTGGAGGTCTTTAAAGAAGTTTTTAAAAGTATCGACAACTTTTGACATTGTTCTCTTCCAGCGTTCTGGATTAAACAAGTCTGCCAATCCTCCCATAATGCCCTTAACACCAGGGAACATATCTACGAATGCTCTGCCGACTTCCATACCAGCTAGTCGGGTTCTACGAAGCATTATTCGTATGTTTCTCATTATTTGCCTAAATTCCCTACTTCGGAATATAGCCCTCTCAAATCCTTGAACAAATGCTTCAAACAAGGACTTGGCTCCGCCGCCACCACCTTTAACCAATCTTTCGATTGAACCTGCTAATTTTTGCAAAGCTTCTGCTTGTGTAAGCTGTTTCTTCTCTGCTTCAGCAGATTTCTTTTTAATTTGATCTAAACTCAAGCCTCTATTTTGTTGAGCAAAAACTAATGCAGCTTCTTCTTGGGTTAAGTTGATTGTGCTAGCCAAATACTGTTGCGACCGTCTATCAAGTCTTTCAAAGCTTTGACCGGTTCTTTCCATTTGCTTTCGCAAATATTCCAATCGTTCCGCCGGACTTTCGGCTTTCAGCATTCGCATTGTTTCAATTTGTATGCCAAATTGTTGATTTAACCTAGCAGCAGCTTCAGCGGCTGAATCTAGATTATCAAAGGTATCCATAATACCGGCTAGAGATTTGACTTCGATACCAAGTTTTTTAGCATAAGCAGCAGTTTCACCTAACTCTTTTCGAGTTAAGCCGCCGAAATGCTTCATATCTCCTTCCATTTCAGCCATATCTCGAGATATTTCCATGGCATTTAAACCAAATGCATCACCAAGCTGTATGGCGTAGTTTGACATCTCTCTTAAAGATTCGTCTACACTTGTACCACTGATCAGAGCTGTTCTTGCTACGGTTTTCATCTGCTCATTAGACAGACCTAAACCTTTCTGGAAAGCCAAAGTAGCTTCAGCACTTTTTATTAATCCCCGAGCAACAATGTTATTGAATAGTGGACCTAATGCTTTTGCCAACTCTGCAATATACTTTAATCGTTCTGCTAGATTACCAAAAGTTCTATAAACAGACAATCCGGTATTTGCTAGCGGACCTTGCATAGACTTTGCCATATCAATTATGGCTTTTGATGAATTTGTAGACAGATCACCAAATTCTTTACGTATGCCTTCCAGGGCTTCTCTTAACCCTCCACCTCCACCTCCGGAAGTAGCCTTTTCAAATAAGAAATTCCAAATTCCTATTGGAAATCTAATAACAGCCATTGCAAATTGGCTGAACTTACGAATTGCAACGTCTAATATTCCTCCAATTCCTTTCAATGCGCTGAAAGTAAATTGAAATCCTTTTATTGCACCTTCCGCAGCAGCAGCAGCTATATTAACTTTATATCTTTCGGCTGCGTCGGCACCTGCTTCGAGTGCATCGGCAACTTGATCTGTTGAAGTTTTAACTTTAGCCAAACCGGCGGCGGCAGTTGCAGTTGAAGCTTGAGTTGTTTGACCAAATTGTTTTGCAGCTTCTTCAGCAGCGGTTAATTGTTCAGAAACGCCTTTAAGGCTTTCATTCATGGCGTTAACATCAATCTGTCCCATTGCAACAGCCATTTGTTGCATGATAGCCAATTGACCCTTTTGAATTTTAGCTTGAACTAACAATAATTTGTTTTGTTCAACTAACATCTGGTTCAATTGAGCTGTTATTTCAATATTTGTTGCCATGTTTCAATATTTATTATAAAGTGTTTGTCTGGTCTTGTCATAATTACAATCGGATCTAAAAATTTAAGGTATTGAGGCAATATAATGTCGGATAAAAATTCTAAACAACAACTTAATGAAATTCGTCTTACATGGGCAGGCAAATTATTGTTTGCAACAGTTGCTGCTCGTCTAGCTGCTGCCGGTTTGAGAAAACTAGGTTCAGGCATGAATGAACAACAAGAAAACGAAGAACAAAACGTAGCTAACTTTCCATTTAAGCTTCAAGGTACTCCAGAACAACTTGCTGCAATGACTGAAGTTATTAAAGCTTCAAAAGATTATCAAGAAGAACTTAATCGTGAAGGTGCCACAGTAGAAAGCGTAATGCAAAAACTTAATGCACAAAATGAAGCCAAAGTGTCTTTTAAGAACGCAACTGGTTACGATTGGCCACTCTGAAAGGATTCATTATGTCAAACTATAATATCAAGAACGTTTTAAGTTTTCTTCTTAATGAAGAAATACAAACGGAATTTACAAAAAACACAGTTATACCTGTTCTCCAAAAGGCTTTCGGAGAAGAAGGATTTGATACATTGGCTGATTTTGACGAATATGTTGATGATGCCAAGTATGATAAAAGAGCTCTAGAAAAACTTAAAACTCTGGTAAGAAACATTCTCGATAACGAATTTTTCCCTGACATTGAAGAAGAATTGGTCAATAGAATTGTTACGGATTTAGTTGGTCCCGAACAACGTTCAAATATTGCTGAAAAATATACCGGTCCAAAGAAATATAAAAAAGTAGTTGGCTCTGGAAAGAACAAAAGAACAGTTCGCTACGGAGCTAAAGGCTATTCTATTGCTCCAGGAACATCAAAGGGCGATAGCTACTGTGCTCGCTCCTATGGTCAAATGAAAGATCATCCTTCTGCTGCTAAAGATGCCAACAGTCCCCTCCGACTTTCCAGAAAGAAATGGAAATGTTCCGGTAAACGTTCAAGAAAAGATTGATCATGAACAAAAATGAAAAATTATTGTTGGAAGCATATATCCAACAAGAAATAAAACATGTTTTACTTGAACAAGGCTTTACGCAACAGCTTAAACAAGGAGCTGCAAACGTAAGTCAAAAAGCAATTCAAGCATTGTTAACTCAATTCGATGGCTTGGTTAAAAAAGTAGAAGCATATAAGAGCAATAAAGATATCTCTGAAATTTACAGAGCTATAAAGCAAGCTGGTGTTCAAATTAAGCTACCAAAGGAGTTGGCTCCTTTCCAGACTACTTTACAACAATGGTCAAATGCTGCTACAAACCTTAAAGAACACAATGTAAAGTTCTCTACTAAACATAATTCTTTATTAAAAGAAGCTAGCAAATCTTTTAAAGAAGCAAATAAGATTCTAGAAAAAAACAAAAGACTTGATGAACTTGCAGATCCTATTACTATTATAGGTGTTGTATTAGCTGGTCTTAAAGCAGTTGCATTAATGGGTATTGGTTTAGAAAAGCTTGGAGCTTGGTTAAAGAAATCAAGCTCAACGTTTATGCAAACGGTTGGCGGCTTTTGTTTATGGCTCGGGCACTTATTTCATTATGCACACAAAGCGGAACAAAAAACAGTTCATCTATTCGTTCCTGATAAACTTTCATATGCCATTTACAAATATTATTGGAATAATGGCAAAGGCGAAGAACTCCACAAGAAACTATTCCGTGGCAAAGATCCAAAGACATTGGCGCAATTAGAAAAACTAAAGAGCAAAGAGCAAGCATCTTTGGCGGCGCATATGGAAAACCCAGAAGCTGACGCAGAAGCTGTAAAAGCAAAAGGCGGATCTAATCGTTTCTTGGCTGCTCTCTCATATGAAGAGTGGCAACAAGATCAACTTATTAAACCAAAACTAGAAGAACTAGTATTCCACGTATATATCTTAATATTGTTTATAAGCGCCCTACCAACCGTGTATCATATATTGCATGGATTCGTATCTCACGGAATATCTGGTGCTGTAGCAGGGGCTCATGGTAGTGCAGTATTAGCAGCAGCAGAACCAGCGGCAGCAACGATTAAAGCTGGAGAATTGGCAACAGCAGCGACTCGTGCAGGAGCTGTAGCAGCAGAAATTGGTGGCGGATTGTTAAGAGTATGAAAAAGCTTAAAGAAAAGTTTTATAACTTCTCACACAAACCAACTGGCTACAGCAAAAAAGTTGTTGAAAAGACTTTCTTGTTGCCAAATGGAAAGCCGTATACTTCTTTTATTGATAGAACTCCAGATAGTGTTAATATCTTCCCTATGACCTCTGATGGTCAAGTAGTGCTCGTAAAGCAGTTTAGACCGGGGATAGAGCGAGTAGAGTTCGAACTACCTGGAGGCATGATAGACCCTGGAGAAAAGCCTTCTAGAGCCGCTGAACGTGAACTATTAGAAGAGACAGGCTATGAAGGTAATGTAGAGTTCTTATCAAGCCGCAGCTATTCTCCATATTCATCTGGTATGCGCCATGTATTTGTAGCTACTGGATGCAACAAGGTATCAGATTTAGATTTAGATGCAGACGAATTTCTAGAAGTTGCCGTTGTAGATATGGAAGATTTAGAAAATCTTTTATATGACGGCAAAATAAGAAACCCAGATGGAGCCTATATGGCATTACATCATCTGGGCATTCTTAAGATTCGTATCTGATGATCACGTGAAGCGTTGAAGTTTAGAAGGCACTTGCGTCCTGTACTTTCCAGTAAGTGAACGAACATCTGGAGTATTATGATGCATTGCTTTGCTTGGTATATCGCTTCCTTTTTCAGCAGCTTTATTGATTTCTTTTTCTATTCTCTTAATGAGCCATCTCTTATAAGTTATTGGATAGTTGTAATACGTATTCCAATCCATTCCGAAATAATAACCTAATAAGAAGAATGGCTCAAGAATAACGGCTTCTTTATCGTTTGTAGTTAGGCCAAAAAAACGTGGCTCCCATTGGTAGGGACATCTCCTCGAAGTGATCACAGTTGTTGCACTTAAAATCAATCTTCATATCAACTCCAGGCTCATGCTCGTCAATATATTCACGAAGCATTAGTGAATCACGGGCTGGCATATATTGAACAAATTTTGAAACAAGGCTTTTATTATCATTACCATCGATAGCAACAATAGAACGCAAAAGTCTACCAGTTACAAGATTTGAATTTAACAAACCCTTCTTTTTGCGAGTTTCCATATCTGCAACGATTTCTTCTTCCTCACGACCATTAAGGAACTTGAAAGTAATGGTCTTCTTTGAAACTGGGAGCTTGAAAGAGAATGCATTTGTATTTGGCATTACAGGTTCAATTGACAAAGGCTTGATTGGCAAAGAATTTAAATCAACTTCAAGTTCATTCTTGAATTCGCATGATGGACATTGATATGTTGGTTCGTAGATATTTCCATAGCCTGATGCACGAATTGCGATCATGAGTGCATTTCTGTCTCCGGAAAGCAATGATTGAACATCGATATCTCTATTAATCAAACATGATTTAATAAGTTCTGTAATGACTGTGCCACGTTTAATAAGAGCCTGTGACATAAGAATGTCTTCTTCTTTGGCTGTCATTGCACGATATTCAACTGCATCTGCTCCACAAAGAGGATGCCCATGTTGATAAACTTTACCTTTTGATGGTAGAGGCACAGCATCTACTGGGATTTCTACGCCAAGTTCTTGTTTGGCATATTGTTGACTTGTTATTGGCTGACCATCTTGTGACTGTCCAACAGCTCCAGCATTCTGTGATGCCTGCTGTGCAGCAAAGATAGCATTACGTAATTCTCTATTATCTGTTTCTGACATTATTTCTTCCTCCAATTGATATAACTCTTCAATTGTATAACGTCAGTTTAGATTGTATAAATAAGAATATCTAATCAAATTACACGCTTGGAGGATTGCCAACAATAATCTTTGTTGCTTCATGACCAGCAATGTTTCTTGTATACCAACCATTGCCATATGGTATACCATCTGGATGCTTTCCATGCCATACAATATCTTTTATTCGTGGCATTAGCTTTCTTACTTGTTCTTCATTTTCAATGGTTGGCATTCCCATTTTGCTTACAAGAATATTTGCAGGAGCTCCAGAAACTTCTACCCATGCACCATCTTGACTAAAGAACGTGCTCATCATATCTCTTATTTTAGCCTTTGCTTCTGAACCACCGTCAGTAACAAGAGCAGAAGCCTTTTTAGAACCTTTCCAATCAGTATAAAGAATACCTGCATCTGGTTCCGGATCTTCATCTACGTCAGATAAATAAAAGTCTGTAAATCTGCTTAATAAGCCTTCTGGCGTATCTGCACCTGGAAAACCGCCCATGCTTCCATAAGTGTTATTAACCAATTCAGAAACGTCTGGGGCTATCGCCTTTGCTGTCTCTTTGTTAGTTGAGACGTTAATAGCTTCTCCCTTTTTTGCGGGCGCCAATTTAGTAGCTGCATCTTCTACTATTAGTTTGATATATTCTTTAATCAAAGACATATCATTAACGTCTTTTTGTCCTGCTCTCAAAACATTTAGATAATATTGCTTTATTTTTGCACGTTCTTCATCTCTGGTTAGTTTGGCATCCAAGAAGATGTTTATAACCATATCAGGAACGGGTCTATAACCCTTTTTACGGCTTTCTATTTGCTTCAACCTCTGTAGGTAGCGCCAAGTTTTAACTGGCTCAAAATCCTTTTTAGAGGCTTTTATAATAAGCTTTGCAATCTTTTGAGCATCGGAGAATAATTGAGGATATCCTTTACGAATAAGCTCATATTGTTTCATTGATTGTTCTATTATATCCATATGCCATAAATAGAAAAACCCAGGAGATTTCTCCCAGGTCTTCTACGAAAGGATAAACGTTTCTGCGATCAGAATTGAAGTACGCAGTTGTCAAAGCGAATAGAAAGTTGGATATCCGCTAGATCGTTACCGTCATAAGCCATATCACCAAAGTTAGCAGACTTACACCATGCGCCTTTGATATCCCAAAGTTGTACAACTGTTCCAACTGGATCAAGCATCTTGATTTGGATATCACGCTTGTAGAAATCGGAATAACCAGCACGACCAGAAACTGACTCAAAGCAGAGACGTACCCATTCCATTACTTGTTGTGCGCCGGATGGAGCAATTGGATCGTAAAGTGTTACGTTCATTTCGCCCCATGTTCCCTTGCCAGCAACATAACGTGTGCTGTTGATCCATGGAATAGCTGTTTCTTCAAATGTCATCTGTGGACGTGCAGCAGACTTGACGAGGAATGAATCAATACCTTCAATAGCGAAGACGAACCGATGCTTTTTAAGCGGTTCAAACTTTGTAGGCAACATTTCTGTTACTGATAGTGTTTCGGCCATAATCTTTTACCCTTTATTCTTCCTTATAAATATATTTCAAATCTGATTTTCTATACGTATCATCCACGTTTTCTGTCTTTACCAACTTGTTTATCTTTTAAACCATGGCGAAGCATCTCTAAATCGCTTGCTTCAATCTCACCATCATCGTCTAAATCAAGTTTATCTTGATCGCCATGAAGTTCTTCTTCCATCCATGCCTCTAAAAGACGTTCTGCACGACGATTAAAGCTTTCATGGACTGTGTTGGCTCCGCCTGGATTTCCAGAAGCAGCAGAGCCTGTTACGCCTTGTGGACCAACGTTACCAACTTGTGTGCCAGTAACAGAACCACCATCAGCAGGAGATGATGTGTCGCCTTCTTCAAGAACGTCTTCTTGTCCTGGTCCAAGGATAACAACTTTTGCTACAGGTTCCTCTGGATCCATTTCATGATAGCCAGCGCCCATACGAATTGCACTTTCACCGTCCATAGCTCCGGCATATCCACATTCTTCCATTTCGTATCCGCATTCTTTCAATTCACGAACACGTTCTTCTGTTAGAATACCATGGTTTGTGTATATAAGTTTCATAGCACCTTCTCCAAGTCTTCTTCGTGCAAAGTCACCAGGACGTGAATCATAGTAATCTTCGCCTTCCTCTTCACCTTCTTCTTGTTCTTCCATTTCTTCTTCTTCTGGAAGATCAAGTTGTGGATTATCTCGTAGAGCTTTTATTAAAGATTCTGCGCTATATGGTTTAACTCCACCGTCTTCAACTGCTTCACGGATTAGCTTATTAAGCTGTTCTAAAGTTATTTTCATTTTATATGCCTTTAATATGTAGATATTCTATCAACCCTGACCAAAGTTGCTTGGGTTATTGATTACAAAGTCTACAGAAAGGAACTCGAGGGTGCGTGTTGGTTGTAAGAAGATCTTACCACGGATTGTCTTGTTCTCAAAATCTGCTTGGGTTGTTGTAGATGTATCGATACGTACAAGGAAACGATCTACGCCACGTTGATCTTGAACACGCTTGAGGATTGGGTTAACAAGTTGTGAGAAGCGAGCAAGTGTCTCTGGGAGTGTTTGCTCAAAGAGAATGCGGTTAGCAACTTGACGAACTTGTCTACGGATGGAGAGAAGTAGACGACGAACGTTTACACGATCAAGAGCTGATTGTTGTGCATACATTGTCTTCTGACCCCAGATTACCAATCCTTCAGAACCTGCGAAGGATACTATTGGATTGATATCTACTTCATATAGAGCATCCATATTTGCTCTGGATAGTTCTATTGTAGAACGTTCTGTTGTTGCTAGAGCGCCACGTGCAAAGCCTGCTGGTGCAAACCATGGGAATGCTACGGAGTCATTGAAAGAGAAGGCGCCGAGAGCAACTACAGAAGGTGGTACTTGGCGAAGTCTATTTGCTACTGTGTCTCTCATAATAACGTCTGGGAAGTAACACGCAGCAAATGAACTGTTCATATTGCGATCACGGAATTGTGCCGATGTGTAAGCAACAGAAGGAACTTGATTTGCTTCTAGAAGAAGATTACCAAATGTATCATATGTTTCGATATCCATAATGTAAAGCGCATCGAAACGACCTTCTGCTATTTGTACAGCACGATCTGTTATAGAAGGATTTGTTATTCCTGGTACTGCGAAAAGTTGTACATCAACTTCTGTTGCATCTGCCATTAGATTTAGAGCAGTATTGTATGCGACTACAGCAGAAGCTTCTTGTTCTCCACGGGAGGAGAAGTCAAGTTCTTCATATACTGCTCTATTTGTTAGATAACGTTCATCATAGTTGAAGACATTAACGCCATCAAATCCGCCTTGTAGATATATTGTAAACTTTGCAAGTTGACGTACATTGAACAAAGCCAAATCTGCTACTGACAAACCTCTTGTTTGATTAACAGTATCTGGGGTGATGTTTCCGCCACGAACATATCTCCAGTTGATTAGAGCATCTTGATTTGTATCTGGTTGTGATGTTGCTATT